GCGACGGCAAGGCCGCCTACGACGTCAGCTGGAACCACCGCAAGGCACCCCACGGACACCTCGTGGAGTACGGCTACCTGCAGCGCTACGTCTACCGCCCAGACGGCATGGGCCCGGTGGTGCGCCCAGGCATGGACGGCAAGCCGCGGCCCGGCCGGCGCGCCACGCGCGAGCAGAAAGACGCCTACTACCTGACGCTGCCCGCGCCGCGAATCGTGCCCGGCAAGGCATTCGTGCGCGGGGCGGCGTCGGTCATGGACGCGGCCTACAAGGCCGCCGAGGCGGAGATGCGGCGGCGGGTCGCACAGAAGGGAGGTGCATGAGCCTGGAAGAAGACCTGGTCGCGGCGCTGCGCACGCAGTGCCCGCGCGTGTTCCCGATGACCGCACCCTACGACACGCCTACGCCCTACGTGGTGTGGCAGCACGTCGGTGGCGAGCCGATTCGCTTCCTCGATAAAACGGCGCCGAGCACGCGCAACGCGGACATCCAAATCACCGCCTGGGCCACCACGCCGAAAGCAGCACTGGACCTGTTGCGAGGCATCGAGGACGCGCTGTGCGCCTCGACTGCGCTGCAGGCCTCGCCGCGAGCCGAGCCCACGTCGGCCTATGACGACGGCGACGAACTGACCGGCGTGCTGCAGACCTTCAGCGTCTGGGGCGCACGCACTTGAAAGGAAGAATTCATGGAAAAAGATCAACAAGCAAAGCTGCTCGCAATCGCCGCCGCAGCAAAGGATCTGCAGAAGGCACTGAACGACTACGGAAGGCCTCTCGATGTGGATGTCCGAATGACATCCTATGTGCCGCTCGGAGTCGATTCCGAGATGGCATCTTTCGAAGTCACTGTCACTCGCCAAGAGCGCCTGAGGATCTATCCGTGAGCGCGACCACCAAAGCCCTGCATGAAGCGCTGATTCGCCTCGCGAAGGGCGCCATCACCGCCTGGGAGAACTGGCTGCACGCGCAGCGCTGATTCCCCACCCATCACCCTGCCTCGCAGGCCTGCCTCTCCCTCGGGACTCGCAGCCATGACGCCTCGCAGAAATCCGCCCCACCAGGGGCTCGTTTCTTCGAAAGGCCCAACATGGCTGTCTCTCTTCCCGACGGTGCGACCGTCGCCATCGCAACCGCCTACGGCCCTGCCAAGGCGATCACCCTCATCTCCAACGCGGCGCCGGGCGTGGTCACCAGCGCCGGCCACGGCCTTAACAACGGCGCCTTCCTGGAGCTGAAGTCCGGCTGGCAGAAGATCAGCGAGCGCATTTTCAAGGCCGGCGACGTCGCCACGAACGCGCTCTCGCTGCTCGGCACCGACACCACCGACGTGAACCGCTTCCCGGCGGGCTCCTCGGCCGGCTCCATGCGCGAAGTCCTGGCCTGGACGCAGATCCCGCAGATCCTGGAATTCACCACGAACGGTGGCGACCAGCAGTTCGCCAACTTCTCGTTCCTGGAAGAGGACTACGAGCGCCAGCTGCCCACCGTGACGGCCGCGCAGTCCATCCAGATCGGCATCGGTGACGACCCGACGCTGCCCGGCTACCAGGCCCTCAAGGCCGCCGGCGAAGCCCGCGCCATCCGCGCCATCAAGATCACGCTCCCCAACGGCTCGGTGATCCTCTACAACGGCTACGTGTCGTTCAACGAGACGCCCACCCTCACGAAGGGCCAGGTGATGCAGGTGCGCGCCACCATCTCGCTGCAAGGCCGGCCGGTGCGCTACACGGCCACCTGATCCTCTCGCGTCTGCCACAGGGCCCTTCGGGCCCTTTTTCATGCCCCGCCGACCGTATGCGGCGAGGGTCTTTTTCCTCCCTCAGAAAGCACAAAACCATGGCAAAAATCGTACTGGGCAAGCGCCCCGAAACCTTCAAGCGCACGGTCGCCGTCCCGATGCTGGATGGCACCAAGGGCACCATCGAATGCACGTTTCGCTACCGCACCCGCAAGGAGTTCGGCGCGCTGGTGGACGGCATCCGGGCCGAAGCCGAGAAGCTCGGTGCCCAGGCCACCGCCGAGGCCGCTCCGACGGAAGAAGGCGCGCCCGCGAAGGCGTGGAGCATGCGCGACCATTACGAAAAGCTGGTGAGCACCAACGCCGACTACATGCTCCAGATCCTGGACGGCTGGAACCTGGATGTGCCCCTGAACGCCGAATCGCTGCAGCAGCTCTCCGACGAGCTGCCGGCCGCGAGCGAGGCGATCGTCGAAGCGTACCGCGTCGCGATCATCGAAGGCCGCCTGGGAAACTGAAGGCGCTGGCCGCCGCGCTCTACACGAGCCCGCCGACGGCCGAGGAGCTGGCCTTCTGGGGCCTCACGCCCGACGACTACGGGCACGAGGAGGTGTGGGTGTGGCCCGAGAACGCCGACGCGTTCTTCTTGTTCCGCGACTTGGCCACCCAGTGGCGCGTCGGGATGGGCGGCCCCACCGGCCTCGACCACAACGTGCTGCTCCTGCGTCTGGATCGCATGCGGCTGCCGGACGACGACCGCAACCAGCTCGACGCTGACGTGCGAGTGATGGAGCTGGCCGCGCTCGAGCGGATGAACGAAGAGCGGGAGAAGCGCGAGCGAACGGCCCGCGGCTCCTGACATCGGCCCTGCGGGGCCCTCAACACCAGGCCCTGCGGATCTCCGGCGGGGCCTTCGCATTTCTGGACGCGCCATGGCCAACGAAGAACGGAAAGCACAGCTCAGCTTCGGGGTGGATGCCTCGGGCGTGAAGCAGGGCATGGCCGAGATCAAGCGCGACGTGCGCGAGATGGCGCAGGACGTGCAGCAGTCCGGCCAGCAGGCCGCCAAGGGCATCCAGGCCATCGGCGACGGTGCGCCCGCAGCGGCCCAGAAGATGGACGGCGCCACCAAGTCCATCGTCGGCAGCATTGAGCGCGCAACGGCGGCCATGCAGGCCGGCGAGAAGGGCAGCGCCTCGTACTTCGAGGCCCTGGCCAAGCAGCGCGGCGCGAACGCCGACTTGCTCAAGCCCTACCTGGAGCAACTGCGCCAGGCCGAGGAGGCGCAGCGCGTCGCTTCCGGCTCGCTCAACAAGATGGGCGTGTCCGCGGCGCAGACAGCCGCGGCGCTGCGGGGCGTGCCGGCGCAATTCACCGACATCATCGTGTCGCTGCAGGGCGGCCAGGCGCCCCTGACCGTCTTCCTGCAGCAGGGCGGGCAGCTGAAGGACATGTTTGGCGGCGCCGGCAATGCCGCGCGCGCGCTGGGCGGCTACGTGCTGGGCCTCGTGAACCCGTTGAACGTCGCGGCTGCAGCCGCGGGCGTGCTGGCGTTCGCATACCACGAGGGCAGCAAGGAGGCGCAGGCATACAGCAACGCGCTGATCCTGACGGGCAACGCCGCCGGCACGACGTCCGGCCAGCTCAAGGCCTACGCCCAGGACATCAGCGGCGTGGTGGGCACCCAGGGCAAGGCCGCCGAATCCCTGACTGCCCTTGCGGGCACGGGCAAGGTGGTGGGCGACGTCCTGCGCGACGCCGGGCTCGCCGCGGTGCAGTACGAGCGTGCCACTGGCCAGGCCGTCAGCAAGACCGCCGACCAGTTCGCCGACTTGCGCAACGAGCCGCTGGCCGGTGTGCTGAAGCTCAACGACGGGATGAATTTCCTCACGGAGAGCACCTACCGTCAGATCAAGAGCCTGGAGGAGCAGGGCCGCACAACGGACGCCGCGCGTGTGGCCCAGGAGGCCTACGCGACCGCGCTTAGCAGCCGTTCGACCGAGATCGAGCGGAACCTGGGATCGATCGAGCGTGCATGGCTGGCGATCAAAGACGCCGCCAAGGGCGGGTGGGATGCGATCCTGAATTTGGGCCGCCCCACCACCAACGCTGACCAGCTGGAACGTGCACGCACGGAACTCGAATCGCGTATGCAGCGAGGCCCGCTGAACGAGCAGGTGCGCGGCAACTGGGAGAAGGGCAACGAGCAATTGCGCCAGCAAATCGCGTTGCTCGGCGAGCAAGAGCGGATGTTGAAGCGTGGGGCTGCCGCGGAAGCCGAGCGCGTCGCGAATCGGCAGGCCTACTACGACTGGGAGAAGCAGGGAGACGCTTTCCAATCGAAGGCGGCGAAGCGTCAAGCCGAGGTCAACAAGGCCGAGGTGGAGGGGGCCGCCTTGGTCGCGGCCGGCCTCATAACCAAAGCCGATCTGCTCGAGCGCATCTCCGACATCAACGAGAAGTACAAGGAGAAATCCGCCTCGGCCGGCCAGTCCGAGGTCGCCACGATCCGCGCCAAGATCAAGGAGGAGCAGGCGTACATCGCCCGCCTGCGCGACAGCGGCGCAGAGGCGAGCAAGCTCACCGAGGGCGAGCGCCTGGTCGCGAAGCTGCAGGAGGAGCTGACCGGCAAGCTGGACGCGCGCACCCGCGCGTCGAAGCAGCTGGCACTGGCCGAGGCCCAGCGCCTTGCCACCGTGCAGGCGCAGCGCGTGGAGGAAGAGCGCTCGGTCAAGAACCAGGAGCAGGCCGAGGCGTCCTACCGGAAGTTTCTCGACAGCATCTACAAGGGCGCGGACGCCACGCGCAAGCAGGCCGAGGCGCAGGAGGCGGCGAACGAGTCGTTCGGAAAGTCCAAGACCGCGATTGCCGAGATGAACCTCGAGCAGTCGAAGCTGGCGCGCGACATGGCGAAGGACGCCGGGCCGTGGACGCCCGAGTACCTGGCGGCCATGGACGCCGCGATCGATGCGCAGGAGCGCTGGGTCCGCGCGCTGCAGGCGGGCGACCTGAAGACGATCAACGCGCACACCGACGAACTGCTGCGCGCCGCGAAAGAGCAGGCCCAGCTATATGCCGACGAGGGCAAGCTGACCGGCCTCACGCGACTCGAGCGCGAGAAGATCGTGGCGCTGCGCCAGGTGGAGCTGAAGTACGCGAAGGAGCTGGAGAAGATCGAGAAGTCTGGCCTCTCAGAGGACGACAAGGCGGACCAGCGCGCGAAGGTGGAGCAGGCCAAGCGCATCGAGGGCGAGGCGGCCGTGTCGAAGGTCATCCAGCAGGATTGGGACCGGACGGCCGACGAGATCAACAAGTCGCTCACGGACGCGCTGCTGCGCGGCTTCGAGTCGGGCAAGGGGTTTGCGAAGAACTTCCGCGACACGCTGATCAACATGTTCAACACGCTGGTGCTGCGCCCGATCATCAGCTACATCCTGGCGCCGGTGTCGGGGGCCATCTCCGGGATCACCAACGGGATCATGGGTGGCGGCGCCGGCGGTGGCGCGCTCGACATCCTGTCGGTCGGCAAGAGCATCTACTCGGCGATCAGCGGCGGTTTCACGTCGCTGACCAACAGCATCGCGATGTACGTCCAGCGGGGCTTCAACTACCTCACGGGCGCCGGGCCGATGACCGCAGGCCAGTTGCCGGGCGCGGCTGCGCAGGGCGTCGGGCTCGCGGGTAGCTACGTGGCCGGCGCCTACGGCGGGGTGATGGCCGGTCGGCTCATCTCCAACGGCTACTCGGTGTTCGGCAGCTCGGGTAACACCGCGGTCAACGCGGGCACGATCATCGGCTCCATCTTCGGCGGCCCCATGGGCGGGGTCATCGGTGGCGCGATCGGCGGCCTGGTGAACCGCGTGTTCGGCCGCAAGCTCAAGGACACCGGGATCGAGGGCGAGTTCGGCGGCGCTGATGGTTTTCAGGGCAGGACGTATCAGTACTACAAGGGCGGCTTTCTGCGGTCCGACAAGACGAAATACGGCACCTTGGACGAAGAGGTGCGCAAGGGCTTGGCGGACCAGTACACCGCGATGCGCGACAGCATCAAGGAAATGGGTAAGGTGCTCGGCCTGGGTGGCGAGGCGCTCGACAAGTTCACCGCGCGCATCAAGGTCAGCCTGCAGGGCCTGAGCCCGGAGGATGCCGAGAAGCGGCTGAAGGAGGAGTTCGAGAAGCTCGGCATCAGCATGGCGGACCTGATCCTGGGGCTGCCCACCACGATCCAGGAGGCGGCCAGCGATCGGAAGTACTTGTTCGGCGTGAACCCCGACGCGGCGGCCGCGCCACCGGTGGACCCTGCCGCCCAGGCGAACCTGGAGGCCTTCAAGAAGCTGCAGAAGGCGGGGGAAAGCTCGCTCGACACGCTCACGCGGCTGGCCACGAGCCTTGCCGCGACCAACGGCGTGTTCGAAACGCTGGGGCACAGCATGTACGCGGCCAGCCTGCAGGGCGGGGACATGGCGGACAAGCTGGTGGAGCTGTTCGGTGGGGTGGAGAAATTCACCGCCGCCAGCGCCGACTACTTCGCGAAGTTCTACAGCGCAGAGGAGCAGAGGGAGGCCGCGCGCAAGCAGTTGGAGAAGCAGCTCGCGACCGTGGACATCAAGCTGCCGTCCATCGACGCCACCGACGCCAGGGCCCAGTACCGAAAGCTGGTGGAGGCGCAGGACCTCAACACCGAGGCGGGTCGCAAGGCCTATGCCATGCTGATCCAGCTGGCGGGTGCGTTTGACGCGGTCGCTGTGGCGAGCCAGGACGCGGCTGCGGCGGCGGCCGAGGCTGCGCGCCAACAGCAGGAGATCACCAGCAGGGGCCGGGATCTCGAGCAGCGGCTGCTGATCGCCCAGGGCAAGGACCGCCAAGCCCTGGACCTGCGCCGCTTGCAGGAGTACTACGCGCTGCTCAACCTCAACCCCGAATTGGCCAAGATGGTCATTGAGATCTACAAGGCCGAGGATGCGGCTGAAGCGGTGGTGAGGGCGCAGCAGGGGCGAGAGGACGCGTATCGCAAGCTGCAAAACGCCGCCACGCTCCAGAGCGAGCGGCTTAATGCTCAGCTGCAGACCATCGACGCGCAGCGCACGGCCCTGGGCCAGCAGCGCACGCTGGCCGACGAGTCGCTTGCGCTGCTCACCGGGATCTTCGACCTGGTGCGCACCAACGCGCGTGAGCTGTACGGGCAAGTGGAAAGCACCGCGTCCATGCAGGCCGCGGCGGGCTGGGCGTTCGTGGAGCGCGCGCTGGCAACGGCCAAAGCCACGGGCTACCTGCCCGAGCAGGCACCGCTGCAGGAGGCCATTGGGGCCGCCCGTAGCGGGCTGGACGAGCGGGCCTACGTCACGCAATTCGAGCGTGACCGGGACCGCCTGGTGCTGGCTGGCATGTTGTCCGGCATCGAGGAGATCGCGGGCCCGCAGAAGACCGCTGTGGAGCGGCAGATCGAGGCGATCGAGGCCCAGGGGAAGGCGCTGGACGCGCAGACCGAGACGATCAACGGGCAGCTCAAGGCCCAGCAGGAAATGCTGGAGTTCTGGCGGCGCCAGATCGACATTGCCAACGGCACCTTCGACGCGACCCTGTCGGTGGAGCAGGCGATCGAGAAGCTGCGCGCGGCGCTCACCGCAGGCACCGGCTCCGGCGCTGGGACCAGCACGGGATCCGGCAAGGAGGTGGGCAGCACGCGGCCCGAGAAGTACCAGGGCGAGGCGGGCAAGCCCACCGCAGTGTGGGGCGGATCGAGCGCGACAAGCGGCTCTTCCGGCGTGGCGGCGGCAGAGGCGAAGTACAAGCGGGTGGTGTCCTTGGGCACTGCAGGCGCGGGCTACGAGCCGGTCGTCGACCAAGCCCGGATCGCGAAGCTGGACGGGCTCTATGGGCTCTACCACTCCTTCGACGGCACCGGTGATCTGCTGGGCCTGCTGACGGCGATCCGCGGCGCGGGCGGCACGCTGGATGACCTGTCGATCCTCTCGGGCTACTACTACAGCGACTGGGTGAAGGCCGCGGCGAGCGTCAACGTGCCTGCGTTTGCCGTGGGCACGAACTACGTGCCGCGGGACATGCTGGCGCAGATCCACGAGGGCGAGGCGATCGTGCCCAAGGCGTTCAACCCCTGGGCCAACGGTGGCGGGACGAGCGCGGGAGCCGACAACGCGGCGCTGGTGGCCGAGGTGCGCGCACTGCGGGCCGAGGTCGCGGCGCTGCGTGCTGCTGGCGAGCGGACAGCGGACAACACCACCAGGCTCCCGGCCATGGCGGAACAGTTCGAGGATGTGACAGCGGGCGGCAACGCCATGCGAATGGAGATGATGAATTGAACATCCTGTTGCCAACCGCCATCACGCCCGCGATGTTCGGCGCGGGGACCACCATCCCCTTAGTCGACGCATCGGTCGGCGAGGTGCTGTGGGTCTCCGGTGCGAACTACGCGGTGAAGGACAGGCGGGTGTGGGAGGGGTACACGTACGAGTGCGTCAAGGCCGCGCCCAGCAACACCACGCCGCCGTCCTCGGCAGCCGGCGCGGAGTTCTGGTTGCGCGACGACGGCGCGCCGACGAACCGCACCGCGCCCTTCGATGAGTACCTATTCACGCGCGCGCGCCGGCAGAACTCGCTCACCTACGTGCTCAACCCGGGATTCATCACCGGGCTGGCCATCTACGCGATCGAGGCCGACACGCTCGACGTGCGCGTGCGTGCCGGGCCTGGCGGCCCCGACCTCGTGCCGCCGGTGCACCTTGACCTGTGGGAGCAGGCCGTGGGCGAATGGGAATACCTGTTCGGCAACCTCGCGCGCGGCACCTCGTACACCCTCAAGGACATCCCGCTGCACCCAGCCGCGGAAGTGACCATCACGCTGTCGCGCAACACGCCGGGCGTGGAGGCCGCGGTGGGCTACATCAGCGTCGGCCAGTGGAGCCGCCTGCTGGCGCCTTCGGGCCGCGTCAGCGCGGTGGTCCAGGGGGCCGAAGCGAGCACCAAGAGCTACGCCTACTACAAGGAAAACGCTGACGGCACGTTCACGCGCCGCCGCGGCCGCCAGTCCACCAACATGTCCCTGTCGTGCGTCATCGACGCCGACCAGGCGAACGCGGCCAAGGTGCTGCTCGACCGAATCCTGGACCAGACCGTCGCCATCCAGGCGAGCGGACTGCCGCGATTTGGCTACCTCTCCACCGTGGGCTCCGTGACCGGAACGGTCCGGGCCGACACCTCCGCGACCGCCACGGTCGCCCTCCAGATCAAAGGCAACGTATGACCGACGTCGTCCCCATTCCGAACCCGCCGACGGTGCCGCCGTACCCGGCCCTGGGGAGTCCGAATTTCAACGCTGAGGCCTATGCCTACGGCAGCGCCATGCCGAGCGTGGTGGCCGGCATTCTGGCCATGGCGCAGGCCGGCTACACCAACGGCGTGGCCGCCAACGAGCGCGCGACGGCGGCGAGTGGCGCGGCCGGCACGGCAACCCAGCAGGCGGATGCCGCCATGGGCTACCGCAACCAGGCCAACGCCGCGGCCAGCACCGCCACCACGCGGCGCGACGAGGCGGCGGGGTGGGCCGCGGCTGCGGATGCGAGCCGCATCGAGGCAGCCCGGCTCAACCTGGGTGCCAAGGCCGCGCCGCCTAGCACGGACAACCAGGGGCAGGCGCTGCGCACCGGCGCCAACTACTACGACACCAGCCTGAACAAGCTGCGCGTCTGGGATGGCTCTGGCTGGACCGACGGCATCAGCGCTGTGGCCGGCGTGAAGAGCCTCAACGGCCAGGGCGGAGACCTGGTGCGCACGACGTTGGCGAGCTACGGGATCGAGGACTTCAAGGTGCAGGTCAGCGGGGACGCGGATCTCAACTCGCTGACCACTCCTGGCGTGTACCGCTTCACCGGGTCCGCCACCAACGCGCCACCGGGCGTCACCAACTCCGTCGTCATCGTGGCGCGGGGAGCCGACACCGGCAGCCATACCGTGGTGGACTACCTGACCGGCGCACAGCAGACGCGCGGCTTTCTCGTGCAGGGCGGAGGCGCGATCGCGTGGACGCCGTGGCGGCGGGGGGCGATCACCAACCCGGCCGCAGTGCCCGTGTCTGGCTCGACCCTGGATCTGCGCCAGGGTTCGTACTTCAAGGACACGGTCTCGGACAACAAGACCTACACGTTTGCCAACCAGGTCGCAGGGACTTCGTTCTGGCTGGAGGTCACGCACACGGGCGGGGCAATCTCCTTCCCCGCCACCGTCTTTGCAGGTGCAGCACCGTCGCTCACGGTCAACCGCCGGCACCTCTTCCACTTCCAACTGCCCTCGCTTGAAAACGCCTGGCTGTGCATGCCGTACGCCAACTTCCCGCTGTGACGACGCATCCTGAAAGGACATGCCGATGTTCGTGAATATCGAGACGGGCGAGTACCCGATCACCGAGGCGCAGATCCGGGCGGATCACCCGCAGGTTTGCTTTCCCGATCCCTTCGCGCCGTGCGATGGTTACGCGGCCGTGGCGCCCACCGCCCCGCCGGAGCACAACCCGGCGACGCACCGGGTGGAGGAGGCCGCGCCCGTGCAAGACGGCGATGCATGGATGCAGAGCTGGCGCGTGGTCAAGCTCAAGGCCGCAGAACTCGCCCAGCTGCTCACGGCCGAACAGGCCCGGCTCGCGGTCACGGTCACGGCCATCCGCTGGGAGGTGGAGACGGGCGGCATCACGCTGCCGGGCGAGCTGCGCATCGACACCGCGCGCTCGGACCAGGACTCGATCACCCGCGTGCTGGTCAATGCCCAGGCGGCCGGCATCACGGAGGTGCGGTTCAAGGCCGCATCCGGATGGGTGGAGCTGTCGATCGATCAGCTGCGCCAGATCGCCAGCGCCGTGGCCCTGCACGTCCAGACGTGCTACGACGCTGAGCACGCGCACCACGAGGCCATCGAGGCCCTGACCAGCCTGGCGCAGGCGCTGGAGTACGACGTGCGCACCGGCTGGCCGGCCTGACAGCACCGCCACCACACCATCCACAGCCCGCCGCGTGCGGGCTTTTTTGCGTCCGACGACAGGAGCACCCATGACGACCAAGACCGCCACCGCTACCCGGAGGATCATGAAATTCGACCCCACCATCAACACCGGGACCATCATCCAGACGCTGGTGTTTGTCGGTTCAGTGGCCGTGGCCTACGGCGCGTACCGCGAAGACCAGACGCGCCAGGACGGCCGCATCGCGCAGATCGAGTCCACGGCGGCCCAGGAGCGCGAGACCACCCGCGCCTACCTCGCAGAGATCAAGGCGGAGCAGCGCGACCAGGCGAAGACGCTGGGCGACCTGAAGGAGGGCGTGGCCATCCTCCGCGGCCGCGCCGCTGAGCCTGGAGGCCGCAAGTGACCCGGCTCCTCACCATCGCGGCCTTGCGAGCGGCCGGCGCCACCCAGGCGCTGGCCGAGCGCTGGCTGGATCATGTGACCGCAGCGTGCGGGCTCTACGAGATCAACACGCCGCCGCGGATCGCCGCATTCCTGGCCCAGGTCGGCCACGAGTCGGGCGGGTTCCGCTACACCAGCGAGATCTGGGGGCCGACGGCCGCGCAGCAGCGCTACGAGGGCCGCAAGGACCTGGGCAACACCCAGCCCGGAGACGGCTCGCGCTTCCGCGGCCACGGCCTGATCCAGACCACGGGCCGGTACAACCACGCCCGCGTGCGGGACCGCCTGCGCCGGCGGCTTGGGCCCGACGTGCCGGACTTCGAGGCGCAGCCCGAGCTGCTGGCTGCCGACGAGTGGGCGGCCGTGAGCGCGGCCGACTACTGGGACGACAAGGGCCTCAACGCCCTGGCCGACACCGGCGACTTCGAGCGCATCACACGGCGCATCAACGGCGGGCTCAACGGCCAGGCCGACCGCTTGGCGCGCTTGGAGCGCGTGCAGCAAGCGCTCGCCACGGCGCCCGACCCGGTGCCCGTCATCGACCTCTCCACCCCCGCGCAACCGACTACCTCAACGGAGGCCCCCATGACCCCATTCGTCGCAGCCGTGCTGCCGTCCCTCATCGATCTGGTGCCCAAGCTGGGCAAGATCTTCAGCTCGGGTTCGGAGACGGCCGAGCGCAACATCAAGGCAGCCGAGATCGTGGTCAGCGCGGCCAAGGAGGCGATCGGCGCGCGCAACGAGCAGGAGCTGATGGAGACCATCAAGGCGGACCCGGAGGCGGCCGCGTCCGTGCGCGCGGCGATCGAGGCGCAGTGGTTTCGGCTCGAGGAGGTGGGCGGCGGCATCTCGGCGGCGCGCGAGGCCAATGCCGCCTACCTGCAGCCCAACGCCCCTGGATTCTGGCTCAACCCCGCGTTCTGGGTGTCGGCCGGCTTCCTCCTGATGCCGCTCATGATCCTGTTCGACATGCTATTCGTGCACCCGGCGGTGTACAACGACACGCTGCGCATCCAGATCGTGACGGCCATCCTGGCGTTGCTGGGTGTGGTGGGAGCGTACTGGCTGGGCACCAGCTTCAGCAGCCAGCGAAAGAGCGATCCGCGCGTGGCGGGCGGGTGACGCGCGCGCGCAGCGATGGCGGAGATTGAGCGCCGCGAGGGCTACGAGGGACAGCTGCTCAACGCCCTGGAGTCGTGCCGGGCGCCTATCGAAAAATAGCGCTTGCCAAAGTCTCAATTTGAGTTATTATTCGTTTCATGGTGATCGCAGTGATCACCGCGGCGCCTCCCCGTATGAGGGGGCAAGGAAGAAAAAATGACCATCGCTCAAATCCGCGCAGCTCTGATCGCCAAGTTCGGCGCCCGCAAATACCGCATCACCGCCAGCGGCGACATCCATGCCTTTGGCACCATGCCCAACTCCAACGTGGAGGGCTGGTTTT